TATCTGTAACAAACTTTCTAATATATTCGGTAAGAAGTTTGATGTACTTTGATTTGTCTCTTTCTTCGTAGACGACGCATTCTCCATTTTCACAAGCCATAATGATTACAAATTTTTTGACCGGAATACCAGTCATTTCATACAACATACATCCATATGCCGCACATTGTACGAAATAGTTTTCGATCCAATTTCTTGGTTTCGGTTTTTTAGAAGTCTTAAAGTCAATTATTGCTAATTCACCCTCGTATTCTGCAATACAATCGACGGTTCCAGCAATACCCAACTGCTTACTATATAGGGAAGTTTCCAGAGCATGAATATTATCAATGTTCTTTAAAGTACCCTTAGAAATCTTAAATAAGAACTCAGAGATGGGAGGAACTTTTGGCAACTCTATATTTTTTAAGTGACACTCGGTAAGAGTGTGCATATCAGTCCCACGACGTGTTGCCGCCTTTGTGACTCGATCTGCTTCTTCATTACCAACCTTCTTACGCCATTTAACAAAAATCTCCTTATTAAAATGACTGGTCACAGAAGTGATTGAGACCAGTCTTAAGAGTTGTTCTTCATCAGGAACAGAATAATATCTGACTCCATCAATAGTCTCCCTCTCAAGTTGAGGAAGATTTAAATCAACATGATTAAACATTAAAAACCTGCTTCTGTTTTTGCTACGATATACTCTTTGACTAGACCAGATCGAACAATATCGTCGGTTCCAAACTCAATTATATCAAAAGAAGGCATTTTACGCAAGATGTTCATAAAGTCAACAATACCATTTCTTTCATTTGCCTTATTCAAATCTGATTGACTTGAGTCACCACAGAAACAAATTTTTGTATTCTCACCAACACGAGTGATAATACTATCAAGTTCATGAAAATTTAGGTTCTGAAATTCATCGACAATCACAATCGAATTGTCAAGTGTGGTTCCACGAAGGAATGATGTACTCCAGAATTTAATTGATTCCTGCGATTTAAGATTGCCATACAACATCTCAAAATCAGCATCAGAAGGCATCTGGAACATATACTTCACCATGTTCTTATATGGTATTTGATAGATGTCTGCCTTATCTTCATGAGAACCAGGAAGAAACCCAATCTCTCTGGTTGCTACAAGAGACCTCACAAGGTATATTCTCTCATAAGGAGTGTTCTCATCTAATACATCTTTAAGTGCGTTAAAGAGGGTTATAAAGGTCTTTCCTGTTCCTGCACAACCATATGCAATAAGATGCTTTCCTTCTTTATAAGAATCAAACAGTCTTTTTTGATTATCATTAAGTGGGTCTATATCCACTAAGTATCCAGAACTTAATGGTTTCTTTCTTTTCATCTGCTTTGTCGTAAGACCAACTCCAATGGGTTGATCATTCGCAGCTGCTCTTTTTCTTCTTGCCATTAGATTTTAGTTACTCTCGAACCTGGTGCTTTTGATGCCTTGTTTAAAACTTCATTCCATCCAGGATTTCTTGCCACAAGTTTATCTCTCCATTCACCAACTTCTGCTGGTCTAGGGCAAGTAGATGGGTCTGACCAATCACGAATCCAATCACTATTTTCTTCGCACCACTTTGGCCATTCATGAATACTCAGAACCACTTCCTTCTGTTCACCAGTTTCTTTATTAATAATCGGATACGTTGCCATTTTATCAATTCAGTATAAAAATATTTAGATCCATTCTAGAGCTTCTGCTACTGTTGGAAATTGCTCTACAAAAACATTCTTACATGCTTCTGCAATATCCATGTGCTCTTTTTGAGTTCCATGAGCAGAACGCAAATCTATATAATGAATCCATGAACGACATGAGCCACTCATATAAATTCTGGTTGGTACTGCCAAAGGAAGCACAAATCTTGAACATTCCTTTGCAATTCCAGCAGCAAGCATTTCTTGATACAATTGCATAGCATCATCAAAGTGCTTTTGAATCTTAATTTCAAAATTTTGACGAGTATGAGGGTTGATATCATCAATAGAATTTTGACGATTCTTTGTATCTTGTCTTCTTAGATCAAACAAAGGAATAGTATCGGCAAGCATTGATGAATCTGCATACCTCTGAGAAAATTCTTGGAATGTAAAACTCCGATGACGCAAGATTTGAGCCGCAAGTCCTCTTGTAGTCTCAATCTCAAGGGTCATAAATGACTGCTCAAAGACACTCCAGTGCTGATGTTTGACGCAATACTTAAGAAGACCAGCAACCTTTGGATTCTCTTGATTGGAGGGATTAGACACTCGTGCCACATATCCCATCATTTTCTCTGCATCAGGTGTAACACTGATCAATTTTACATTCATGCTCCAAATCCTTTTGAGTTCTTTTTATCTATATCAGCAATTTGTTGTTTTACCGAACGCAATTGTGATTTCATTTCTTTGATACTTTCTTCACTATAGAGGTAATCTTTCTCTATCAGTCTTTCAAGCAATTTTACCAGTTCTTTTGCTTTTTTTGTTTCAGTCATTTTCCTCCTCAAAGACTTCATCGTAATCTTCAATATATTCACTATAAGGATTATACTCTACCTTATCATCTCTATCAGAATTTACTTCTGCCTTTAGAGAATCTAAAAGAAGTTCCAAATTACGAATAATCAAATTAACTCTTTCCTTTTCCATATACCATATTACTTCGATATCATTATAGCATAAAAAAAGAGGGTCTTGCAACCCTCAGGAAAGTTAAGTGCGTTAATTATCAACTTTTAGATGCAAACTTGCGTTCGATTTTGATACCACGATACATGAGATTGTGGTTACGAGTTGCGGTTTGCTCTGCCAACACAGCAGCTTTATATGCTTCTGGGTTGTACTTAACACCACGATAAGTGATAGTAGACATAATTTTACTCCTAAAGTAATTGGATTTTTAGGTCCGTTCCTTTAGTCGTTTGCGTCCCAATAACAATTAGGATTTGATTCCTTCATTGTCTCAACTAACTCAACCCTAAACTCATCACTAATATTTTCATTTGTCTGCATTCGCAGTATGATAGCATCAGTTTGAGCACAGGTGAGAGTTGTATAGAATAATAGTTCTAACATGGGATCAACGGAACCGTTGCGCGACTTACTTGCGTCCGATCTCTCGGATGAACGTTAGGTCTATTATAGACCTTATACTGTATTTAGTCAAGAGGTTTCTAAAAATCCCTACAGACCAAAAAATTGCCGGGATTTTTTTCCGACTTTTTTTGAATTATTTCCGCTTTTTGGTTGGGGGTGGTGGTTCCAGTCCCCATAGTTTTGGATTGGTTTTTCCCATACCAAAACCAATACCCTTCAAATTCTCACGGAACTTATCCCAGTACATGTTAAAGATACGAACTTCTTTTTGACTACGAGTCAAATCATATCTCGTTTCTCCATCAACCACATAAGTGATTATCATGGCATCATAAGGACAATCTTTAGTAGATACTTGTTCCCAAGTTCCATTTTCTATCAGTATATCACATCCATATACGGATTTAGAATTTTCTTTTTCTGATGATGTCCATGAAGTCATAGACTGTTCCTCTTCTGTTTTAGTGGGAGCATCTCCCAATTGATTTGCCATAATTATGAACGATTTCCCCAAGTAATGTCTGGATATGCTTCACTCACAATTTCCTTTGTAATCTTATATCTGTCCGAAAGTTTTTTATCCTTACACAGACAAACAACTTCTGCCTCTAATGGATGAAGTCCCTCAAGAATATTAATGAACATCGTTTCACGACGAACACTATTCATACTATCATTACCACCCTTAATGAAGTGATAGAAGTTTTTAAACTCTCTACGAATTGTGGTATGTCCATTCTTATCACTCGAACCCATTGAAAATGAGTCGGTTTCATGCATTCTACGAACCTCTTCTGAGATTTTAGTAGTCAGAGTTCCATTTGATGATGCCTGATCTTCAAATCCCGAATAAGGAACCTCACCTTCAGGAAGCATAGAAATTATACTCTCATCAAAGTTCCAAATTAATGTTGCCTTCAAAGAAATATGCTCATACTTCTTCAGAACTTCAATCTTCTTTGCCTTGCTTCTCTGTTTGGAAACAAGATCCAAAACCTCAAAAACAAATGGATTTTTTGGAAGTTCCAGTGATACTGCCTTAGTCGTTGTCGTTTTCTTCTTCGTTGCTGTCGTCATAGTTTTCAAAATTAAATGCGATTACTTCATCTGGAATTAGATTTCCTTGCTCATCAAACATTTCGGGATGATACCTAGGTACTTCCCGATAATTCATCATATATTCTCTGGCAGTCCAACCAATCATCAATCCCACCATAAGAAATAAAACAATTAGAAATGAACCAAATACTAAACTAGTTGCTAACATTTTCCTTACTCCGGGAGATTACTTCTCTTTTTCTTGTGCCGATAGAAAATTCGAAATAGATAGTTACTTCCCGTCTCAGAAAGCAGACCATCTTTTCAAAGATAATATGAAATGGTTTTGTCTGCTTTCTCTTACCCCCATTAAGTAGGAAATCAACACCACGATTTATGTGGTCTTCATTTTTATTTATGTTAAGACTTGATGACTTGGTGTTCTCTGAGGAATTTGATTGTGTCAACACAGCCTCCCAATTTTTTATTGTCACATACTACCTGCGGAAAAGTAGAACCTTTACCAAATTTAGCATAGAATTCTTCCCTTGTAAAGTCCTCTTCAAGTTTATAAGATTCAAAATCTGTACCGGTCAATTCCAATACTTGTTTAATCTTATAACAATGAGGACAATTTTCTTTTGTGTATACAATAAAGTTCATTTTAATTATTAATTTTTTTAATTTTTAGAATCGTAAAACATTCAAATATTATAACAACTTTTAGTCGAGTTGTCAAAAATCAAACAACATCAACTCCATATTTTTGAGATAAATTGCGATTAATTTCATCTAAACTTGGTAAACCTTTTACCGTAGCCCAACATACAATACTGTATCTCTTTCCTTTTGTCACTGGTTCTACTCCATGCATATAATAATGACTCGAAGGAAAACAAACCATCATACCAGGTTCTGGTCTGACACGAATATGATGTTCTGGGAAAACAAAATCTCCACCCTCAAAATCATCATTTAAATAAAATACCATAGAGAGATCCCTATCTACGGATTTTTTCCAAATCTTTTCACCTCTTGGTGTGACCCAAATACCCTCACCATCAACATGAGGTTTGTAGTGTCCACCAACTTCATAAGAAAGAATCTGTGGAATTTCACTACTAATTACTTCAATACCATAAAAAGGATTAATGACTTTTTTTACGGTGTGACGGAGCAGTTCTTCAATTTTGGGAAATAAATTTTCCATAGGAACAATTTGTGTGTCTCTTGCACTCTTATCAACCTGCCATGATTTCTCACCTGTTCTATTCGTTGTCTGAGGATCAAACACAGACAGATCTTCACAAGTAGATTTTTTAATGTGTTCGACTATCTCTCGAATACCTTTAGGAGAAATTATGTTGGGTCTAATTAGAATATTTGTTAATGGATTATCAATCATATCAACTTTCTAATTTCTTTTGATCCTCTTCTGGAGAACTAGAAATCATACCCAAATTTTCACCAGTAACTTCCTGAATACCATCTAAGACTTTCTTCTGAAGATCATTTAGAAATTGCATTTTACCTTGAGGACCTTCAAGAACTTTATTCAAAGATACATAACCTTCTGGCAACTCATTTCTCTTGTCTACAATCGCAGGTGCAGAGGCACGACGCATACTATGCAAATTACCAATTGAAATACCAGTTTGTGCCGAAATCACTTCATCCATAGACTGATCAGCAAAACGACGTTCCCAATACTTTCCATTAGATTCAAGGAATTGTTCTCTGGTGACTGGTTTGCCTCCATTTTGTTCAATCAGTTTATCAAGGATTTTATCCATATGTTCCATCTGATGAAGACGATCACGAATCTCAAGTTCACAAGATTTTAGATAATTAGTTAGCGACAGTTCCTCTAAATCAAACCAACATAATCTTCTAGATTCTCCTTCACCCCAAAAAATTGGTTGAGTTCTATCTTTATCCGACCACTTATAATCAAACTCACGAACTCTACTTTTCATTTCAATAAGTTTATGCATATAACCCTCTGCCATTTGACGACGAGATTTTATAATATGCTCATAAGCAACGGGAAGAGTGTGAGTATCAAGTAGTATAAATTTTTCTATTTGAAAGTTAGTTCTTCCCTGTGCAAGTTCCTTATCACTCTCTTCCCACCTTAAAACATTCGCAAATGCTTTCTGAAGATATTCATCATCCATCACTGCCTGCTCAGAAGTAATAGGAGTATAAGACAATTCAGTATTTTCTATAGTCATGGGTTCTCCACTTTTAATTTTAGTAATCAGTTTTTTCCACTGGTGTGCAATTTTTTTCCAGTCACACTTCTGCAAAATATGATTAGAAAGAGACCTTGAGATTTGGTTATAATATATTTTATTCTCTTCAAAATAATCTAAAGCAGTGCAACAAAACTCTGCAAAGGTATTTAGAAAGTCCTCAGTAACTTTATATCCCCTAGTTGTTCGGGTTCCATTTAAAGAAACAACCGAAGCAAAATTTTCTCCTGCTACTTCTGAGAGTGCTCCAATATTAGTAATGATAGGATATGCACCACACCTCATTGCCTCTGCCATTGATACACAAAAAGTTTCTTCCCAAATGTTTGGATGAATAAAAAATGCAGCATCTTGATAATGTTCTACAAGTTCTTCTTGATTCACTGCCGCAGAATATTCTACATTAGGAAGTTTTTTTAGTTCATCATACAGTTCAATATATGGATCATTTTGCTGACCATATAAAGACATTGATGAAAAGATTTTAAACTTTGCATCAGGATGTTTTGTATGAATTCTTCTGATAATAGAAGGCATCAATTCTAAACCTTTATATGGAATAGAAGTATGAATAAAAGTCTTAGTTTTATTTCCAGAATAGGTGAAGATATCATTCACTCCATTTGAAATAACAGTAATTTTATTTTCTGGAACATGATGAAACTTAATCAGTTGCTCCTTTGCCCAATGAGAGGGAGTTACAATATGATTTACAATCTCATGATTAAAATTTAAAAATACAGGTTGATCATATGCATGATGTGCCCATAAGATTTTATATGTTTTATTAGATTTTTTCAGTTCCTCTGGAAGATGAGATACTTCTACATCTTCGGGAAATTTATAATATTGTGAAAGATAATGAAATGAACTTTCAGTTGCTCCAGACTTCATAATTATTCAGAAAAAACATGTGAACCAACGTGTCTCAATTTGATTGTAGTATCTAGCCAATGAGTATATCCTATCATTCTAGCACGATAAAAGAAACTTTTATCTTCTGATGCAAAACTATCTCCAATCTTTTCTTCCATGAAAAAATGATACGAATTATTCATCTCTGCTTCGGTTGGTGGATAATTACTATCCTTAGTTGATGGTGTATATTTAAGATACGGAAACTTCTGAGCAATATCAATAAAGACATTGCGTCGTATCATCACAAACCCCATACCATTTCCACCAACCTTAAGTAAATTACCTTTGCGTTCTTCTGGTTTAAGAACATCAACACAATACCGAATGGGTATTGTCTTCATTGGATATGTACCAGAAACAAGATCCTCATTATGACTCAATAATTTTAGCACATCTTCTGGATTAAATCCAATATCACTATCAAGAAAAAACAGATATTCATGGTCTGTATTATTAATAAAAAAATTAGCACACTTTGACCTTCCATGAGTAATCAAGGAAGAGTTTGCCTGTGTCAAAAGACCATGAGGAACATTATTTCTTACTAAGAGTTTGCCTAGATTAAACAAACTCATAGTTGTTGCCTCATTCACAATTCCCCCATGACAAGGAAGTGCAATCATTATACCCATATTATATAATCAATCTTTTGTTTATTATAGCACTAATTATTATGTAGCACCATTTGCGGCCGCATTAAATGCCGCTGCGTAACGACTATTTCCCAATGTTTCGTTTAATATATTACTTTCAACCTCAACAGTATCATTGGCAAAATCCATACGGTGTACGAAACTATTATTGCTTCCAAACGCATTGATAGAATGTATTGTTCCTCCTGCAATCCACCCATAACTAGAATTTGATGTCCCTGCTGCATCAATTAACTCTTCAGATAAGTTTCCTTTAGTAACAATACTACCAGTACCACTACTATAATCCAGACGTTGTACATCAGACCGAGGATCAGGAGGAAAAGCAGAAAACTCACCTCCACAAAAATAACCATAACTGCCATTACCCACTGTTGCCATACTCGACTTACTATCAGATAATTCTGAACTTATAGTTGAGGGATCAGTAGTATCGTTAGAAAAATCATATCTCTCTATACTAGAAAACTTAGTATTGCCGTCACCGAGACCCCCACCAATATATCCAAAAGATTGATTACTCACGGCACCATGCTCTCTCCTATATTCATTCATATTGGCCACAACTGTAGCATCGTTAGTATCATTAGAAAAATCTATTCTATCTATCCGCGAAAGACTATCTTCGGTAAAATCTTCGTCATCCTTTCCCCCAGTCCAATACCCAAAGTTAATATTACCCATTGCTCCAGAATAAGCTGTACGTTCTGATAGATGTAAAGAAGGTGTCAGAAAGGCAGTATCATTACTATAATTAATGCGTCCTATAGAACTTATGTAGTCGTTATCGTCGTTATATCCACCGGCTATATACGCAAAAAGAGCATTTCCAGTTGCTGCAGCACCCGCTGTCCGAAATAGAGGTTCTGGTGCGGAAGCAATTTGTCTCATAGCAGTATTATTACTATAATTAAATTTATATAAATTTTCTCCACTGGATTGATTGCCACTAGTCCAATAAGCAAATGTACGAACTATGGTTGGAACTGGAACTGGTGCTAATGGATTAGGATCAGAAATAAAATTTCTTACGGCAGAAAATGCCGAAAGACGAGGAACCGAATTAGGCAATGCATTTGAAATTGTCGAAAATGTTTCACTAGAAAAATCAAATTTAAATACATCATCATTATTCGGATCTCCTGCTATATCACCACCTGCCCAATAACCAGAAGAAGCATTACCCGTTGCTGCTCCACTACTTTGAGTCTGAGGCAAAGTAGGTATATCAGCAGGACTACTTACAATAGTATCACTAGAATAATCAATACGATCTAATGTTGATACATTAGGAGAACCACCACCAAAGTATCCAAAGTTATCATTACCTGTTGCTGCTAAAGAGTTTCTAGCAACACTTAACCCAGGACTAACAGTTGATGTATCCGTAGTATCATTAGAATAATCAAAACGATCTACTGCATCACCACCACTACTACCACCAGCAAAATAACCAAAATTCTTATTACCTGTTGCTGCAAGAAAACTTTTTTCTCCTGATATATCAGCAGTTGTATCTGATGTAGTATCATTGGAAAAATCTATGCGTTCTATATCTGATTTATAAGTAGTGGGTATATTACTAAAACGACCACCTCCAAAGTAACCAAAATTCTTATTACTCAGACTAGCACCCGATGATCTTCCAGGAGCAGGTCCAAGAGTTGCTGATACTGGAGATACAGTATCACTACTAAAATCCAATTTAGATATACTACTTTTGGGGGAAAGAATATTCCCTCCGGCATAATAACCACTAGTAGGACTACTTACAGTTTGTCCCGATTCTGCTCGACCTTCCCCGATATTATCTGACACATTTGTAATAGTATCACTAGAATAATCAAGCCGTCTTATATATGTACTCTCACCACTATCATAACCTGCTACAAAGTACCCGACTAAACTTGCCCCAGTTCCATAATTATAAGTTGCAGTATCATTAAATGTACCGAAATCAAATAAGAATCTATCTGTTGATGCATTAGTAGTTGGATTAGAAATAGTTATGGTAGTAGTTCCAATACCAGTAACTGTTGTTCCTGCCGAAACTACATTAGATCTTACTGCCTGTCCAATAACAATCGATCCTGTTGAAATACCAATTGTGCTTGCCGAACCCACTACAGATCCAATTCGGTCATCAATTACTGAAGTAAAAGTGGGTTGTATCCACACTTCATCTTTAGTAGTCCATGACCCCTCTATCTGAAGTTTATAAACTTCATTCAACCCAAAAATATTTTTACGAGTACTCATTTTCTAATTCTCCTAGGCGTGCTCTTTACCTGAAATAATAACATCTATCGTATTTGTAGTTCCGGCTGATACTTTAATTATATCACCACTAAGAACAACTAATTGACGATCTAGAAGTTCAATTGCTCCGTATTTTGGAACAACTAAATCTTTCACAATATGTGATGTTGTAGATCCGGTTACGATGGATACAGTTACTGGATAATCTCCACTATCAGTTCTATTCGCAATATTAATTGATTCTAACGTTGCATTGGCAGTAAAGGTTTTAACACTAGTAGTATCTGAGGAAATTCCGGCAGATTTTGTTGAAAAATACCTACTATTGGGATCATCTTTAGTGCTATAACTAATATAAACATTTGTGGCAGTCTGGATTCCAACATATCCAGTATTTGTGTTCCACATTTTTATAACATCACTTGGTCCGGCAACTATTGCCTGCTCTATAAGTTCAAGAGTACCACCATTATTAATTGGAATATTATATGCAATGTAAGTATCATTTAATGATACAATAATATTTACAGTTGTTCCTATACCAACAGAAGTATCAACATTCGCAACTCTAATACTTTCAATTATATATGCCTTATCACTTGTAGATGGGAAAGTAAGAGCGGTATCCTCTGCAGGTCCTGGTACATAATGTAAACGATCCGTCATACCAGAATTAAACTGATTATCAACATTAGTTAATTCAGAACCATCACCAAAGTAACTTCCAGTAATAGAAATATCATTAGTACTACTATTGAGAGTAATACCAGTTCCTACATTTAATCTAGTCCCACTAAATGTTAAGTTTGAATCATCCTCAAGTTGTTTGCTTGATCCAGCAATAACAACACGATTATTGGTCAAATTAGAAACATGTAATGTATTGACCGTCGAAACACCAGAAGAAGCATTAATGTTTGATGTGATTAAATCTGGTAATCTAGCATCATTAATAGTTCCAGACGATATATTTGTAGCATTAAGTGTAGTAAGTGAAGCACCCGAACCAGAGAATGTATTTGCAGTTATAATTCCAGTAGGAGCATTAATACCAGAGGAATTTATTGTTACTGCCGAACCAACAGTAATTGATGATCCACTATTCCCAATGTAAATCTTTCCACCCATGCCGGAATGAGATGTGCATTGATAATATAATTCATCAGGAGTATCAAACTGAACATCCCAATCAATATTTCCAGATGCTGCCCCATTACGGGTTACACCATCATTATATGCAGATCCATTATAATTATATCTAATTTCGAAAGGATGTGATCCACCAGAATTATTTACAAATCTATATTTTTGACCTCTTACAAGATAAAGTGAAGGATCATTTTCGGCACCGGTAAATCCGGGTCCACTAAACGTATAATGATTTGTTCCATCGGCACCCAATACCCATTGGGAAATCGCAGCATCCAAAGAAGATGCCGTTATCATACCCGTAACATTAGCATCACCAACTACATGAAGATTTGATATTGGAGTGCCTGTTCCTATACCAAGTCTTTTAGTTGATGGGTTAAATACAAAACTTTGTGTCGAAACACCAGAAATATCAGTAGTTGCGGTAGAAACCTGGAAAGGAATAAACTGAGATTGATTATCAGTATTTTCTATAAAGGAGGTTCCGGCAGAAACTCCGGTCAATCCGGCACCATTACCGTAAAACTCTAAAGCAGTTATAATACCCGTAACTTTAGCATCACCAACAACATGAAGTTTAGAAGTTGGAGTAGTTGTTCCGATACCTAATCTAATATTTGTTGCATCATAAGATAATGATTCGGTAGTTGCGGCACTAGTCATTGTTCCACTAGTGAGATTAGTAACAACTAATCTTTGTACTCCAGATGTAGCACTAAGTGTTGCACCAGTATTAGTAAGATTGGCACCATCACCATAGTAGGAGTTTGCAGTAACAATACCGGCATGAACTATACTTGTATTACTCGCAAGAACGGCACCCGATGCATTTGTTGTCCCTACTCCAACATTACCATCAACAGTAATTGATTGTCCACTATTTCCAATGTAAATCTTACCTCCCATACCACCATGTCCACCGGTAGTACATTGATAATAAAGAACACTAGGAGAATCAAACTGAACATTCCACAAAAGAGTTGTTCCGTCTCCAGCAGGATTATTATCTATTCCATCAGTATATGCTACTCCTGCCGATCCATTTGGAGTGCTCTGAATTTGAAATGGATGTCCACCAGTATTGTTAGTGAACTTATATTGCTCTCCTCTTGTCACATAGAAAGTAGGATCATTTTCAGTACCTGTTAATCCAGGTCCACTAATTCCATAATCACTTCCATCTCCACTTTCAAGAATCCACTCTGCAGTATAAGTTGCTATACCGGCCTTAGTAGCATTTGATGCGGTTCCACTTAAACCACCGTCAAAAGTAGTTGCCGTTATAATACCGGCAGACATTGCAATTGATGTACCGACTTTAAATTCATTTACCGTCGATACACCAGAAGAGGCATTAATGTTTGATGTAATTAAATCTGGTAGTCTAGCATTATCAATAGTTCCTGTAGTAATACCAGTAGCATTTGCTAGATTAGTGGCAGTTGTAGCAGTTCCACTTAAAGTACCACTAAAAGTAGTAGCAGTGACAATTCCAGTAACATTAATTCCACCAGTTCCGGTTATGTCATTACTATTAAGGTTTAAGTTGCCACCTAATTCTGGACTTGCGTCTCCTACAATACTTGTACTGATTCCGGATAAGTTATTATAAAGATAATTAGTAGAATTAGTTAAGTCAAATGCTGGTTGTGCTACACTGCTACCAAGAGATACGGTTACTCCACCATAACTAACACTATCATTTACTAACTTAGTATTATCAATAGAACCAGCAAGTTGAGCATTAGTAATCGTTCCACTGAGATCTGTTGTTTCTAAAGTACCACTAAAAGTAGTTGCCGTTACAATACCGGCAGACATTGTAATTGCTGTACCGACTTTAAGTTCGGTAAAAGTAGAAACACCAGAAGAAGCATTAATGTTTGATGTGATTAAATCTGGTAATCTATCATCATCAATAGTTCCTGTAGTAATATTAGCACCACTTGCCAAATTAGTTGCTGTAGTTGCGGTTCCAGTTACGTCTCCAGTAAGAGCACCTTTAAAAGTAAGGGCAGTAACAATACCAGAGGCATTAATATTTTCTACAACAGATAAATCATTTTCAGTAAATTGAACTGAACCTACAGCAAGTCTTGTTCCTTCTGGAAATTGTGTGCTTCCAATACCAACACCATAATTAATCAACCAAGCATCAGTACCAAGTCCGGCAAATGAACCTGACTTAAACCACATAATCTTTTTATATGTGGCAGGAAGTGTTTCACCAGCACCGATAAGACTAATTAAAGGAGTTCCTTCTGTTGATGCAATAGAAATACCACCATGATTTGCCGTGGTATCATTCGAAATATCATTACCAACCCCATCAGTTCTGACTCCAAGAACAAGATCAGCATCTGCTACCTGTAAAGTTTGAGTAACTAATGCATTAGAAGTACCACCAATAGTAATATTGCCATTAACATTTATATTACGATCAACTTGTAAGTCTCTTGTTATTGTTACGTCTTGAGGTGCAGTTAATTGATTCGGTATACTAAGTGTTGGTGTTGAACCTTCCCCATTACTAGATACTATTATTTGATTTGCGGTTCCAGTGATGGACTCAACATAATCACCAGTCGTGTCAGTTCCTAATTCAACACTATTAGGTTGAATAGTTGCCGCTAAAGATACATTGCCAGTACCATCAAAACTAATTTGAGAAGCAACAACATCTCCTGTT